CCCAATCCGAGGTTAAACCAATCGCAGTTGCATTTTTCAACAGCTCCATAATACAAGCTGTCCCATTTCCTCCATAAATGACTTCTGCATAAGCATCAACTAAATAATTTCCTGGTGGGGGAGTAATCGTCCCAGCCCCCGAACTAAAAACACTTGCAGTGCCATTAACGCTAACGGAAGCTGCTGGCCATAAAATTGTGCCAGCCACTGTTGTGGTCAAAGCCAAACCAGTACTATTTGAAGCATATGATACAGAATTATTAATTGGGGCAGTTGTGGTGCTCTCCAAAACAGGAACACTAAACTCAACAACATAAGTAACATGAAGTTCGCCTAATTTCGTTGAATTGTCAGAAGTGCCTGAAGTAGAAACCCAAAGATTTCCACAATCAAAGGTCTTAATATCTGACGCGCCGGGTAATCCCCCTGGACGCACATAAAATGGCAATCCAGTTGGATGCAGGAGTTTTCCTGGAATTCTCATCCCAAAATTCTCACATGGCATCCCATGGCACAACAAAGTTTTATCAGTATCCAAAACTTGTGTCTTAGTTGCTGGTGGTGCATCAGATGCATCCAAATCAACATTCAACATAACTCTCCCAATGGTTCCAGCGGTAGCATATTCGGAGACCTCACGTTCATAGCGGAAGTCAATCCATTTGAATTTATACCTCTCCCATTGTTTTGCTTGTAAAGAGAGCCATGGAAACGTTGTTCCTTGCCCAGGATTTAAGGGGAATGGTACTCCCCCGTTGACGACTCCAAATGAAGTCCCATTGCCAACTACATCATAGATAAATTCATGTTCTTGAACAATTTCTACGATTTAATCCTCCAAGGGCATCTCGCAACATGCCTCCAGGTCCAGCAGCCTTTACTAAAGGTCTTACTGAACGTGCTTTGTTTCGGCGGTTTCTCCTCCGCTTTGGTTGGGTAACTACAACTTTACGTTGACCACTCTGCCCCTTTCCTGCAGCAGTGGATTTGTTCCTGTTTCTACGGGTTCTGGCTCCCCGTCCTTTCGGCTTAGCGCTATTCATCACGCTTTTATACGGCTGCGTCAACTTTACAATATCTCCGTATAAAATGATCTCTTCTTCCTCTCTAATATTTTGCAAATAAAAAGAGTGATCATAAGCATCCTTCTCAAACTTTTCACAGTCTGCACAATTGCAGTACCCAAAGTGAGATTGCGGAAACAATGTTTCATATTCTTCCTCTTCTGATTCAAAATCCATCCAAGATTCCCAATCAGATAAGTACTTTTGCTTGCATTCATCACATGGACAAAAAGCATAGCCACCAGGATATGTAAAACATTGTGGATAAAGCATATCACCTTTACCCAGAAACAGGCGTTCGTACGTTTCATCAGATTGTATCTGACATTTAGCCATAATCCATCTTGCATCATCCTTCATAATGGCATCATATTTCATCATGAGCCAATCAATCACATCTCGGCAAAAACGTCGAAATGGGAGATCAACCCAACCCACACTAAGTAGGGCGGCAGTTCTT